AAATGTTCAGTATTTGGGCGTTTCAGAGCGTTGCAGAGTAGAAAAAATTATGGTAGAATAAAAACAGACGAACCCCGAACCCTTGATTTTTCAGGGGTTCGGGGTTTTCTTGTTACTAATGTGTGCATAGTTCAGCGTTCAGCGGCCTAAAATGTTCACCGGTTTGAACCCTATGGAATCAGTTCCACGGTGGCCTTCAGTTCGTCCAAAGTCTTGTGATTATAGACCCTGTTTCCCGTGTCCTTGGACACATGACCCATGAGCAAATCAATACATTTCCGGTTGGCCCCGGCGCTATCCAATTTGGTTTCAAAGGTGTGGCGGCATTCGTGCGGGGTATGATTCAGCTTCAGGGCCTTCATAATATCCGCCCAAAATATCCGGTATTGGGTTTGATTGCAAACCTTCCCATTGTAGCTGATCAGCCGGGGGCCACCTTCGGCAAGCCGCCGTTCAATCAAGGGCCTGATCTTTGGATGGATGGGAACAATGCGGTTCTTACCGGCTTTCGTTTTGGTGCCGCCCTTCATCGTGCCTTCCTTCAAGTCTATATCTTCAGGTTTCAGGTTCAAAAATTCAGAGATACGCCACCCGGAATATAGCAAGATCAAAACAGTATCAACCCAAGGATCAGACTGATGTTCCCACACCGTTTTGATTTCATCGTTGGTGAACGGAAGGCGGCTGGTGGGCGGTATTGGATCAGAAGTCAGAAGTTCGGAGAAGCACCGGTTTATTATATCCATTTCAAGGGCGAACCGGTCAAGGTGGCCCCACAGGTTCTTGATGGCCGCTTGGGTGCTATACCCTTTCCCACAACCATCAATGGTTTCTTGCATTTGGTAGGATCGCAGTTGTTTATAAGGCTTGTTCACATACGCTGAACAATGCTTGAACGCTGAACAGAGGGAAGAACGATTGGATTCACCCAGTTTCGGGGCCTTCTTTTCTTTCCAGAGGTCAAAAAGCTGTTGAAGGGTGATCTTGGCCCGGTCAACATCCCAAGGATCACGGTTGTATTCAGCAAGCATGATGTTCCCGGCTTCACGGGTTTCAGCATAGCCGATAATGTCATAGATGGGATGGCCTTTGTCATTCCAACCTATGGTTTTCTTCACAATGTATGGGCGGCGGCGTTGGCCTGATAGCTTTGCAACCGTTCCATACCCGTTTGGATTTCGCATTATATCACCTGAACTTTCAAAATTGGGTATGGCAAAGCTAAACCCTATGTGATATAATGTTCAAAGGGCTTTGAAACATTAACTTCAAAAGGGTTTGTTTCGCCTGACCGCTTCCGGTGTGCAAGACCGGGGGCGGTCATTTTTTTTTTGCATTTGTTCCATATCCGTTCCGCTTAAAATCCTTGCGGGGTGTGGCTTTGAGAGAATGGAACACTTGGAACGGATATTATATTACTTCAAAGAGTAGATAAAAAAAATATATAAAAGAAAAAGAGTATATAGAGAACCGGCGCTTTATCTGTTCCACCTGTTCCAAAGCCTTGATTTTCCTGTGTTTTCAGGGATTGGACGGCGGAACGGATGTGGACAGATCGAGTTTGGCAAGTTCACCTTTGACCTGTTCCAGAACTTCAGGATATTCAGAATCAGGGTTCATGGAATATTGATCTTCGTATTCTTTCAGGGTGTTCAGATACCGGTTCCAATGGGTGGCTTTGGCCTTTGCGGTTTTCAATTCATCAATCTTAGCTTTCTGATCGGAATAGGAATCCAACAAAACCCGTTCTTTCTGACTATCAGCCGCCTTGAAGAAAGAAGCCGGAAGATCAGATGTGTAAGGGATAATCCCGGCCTTGGCCGCTTGATCCACCGTCAGGGCTATTTGCATACCATATTCATAGCGGGAAAAGAATGTTTCAAGGTTCTTTGTCTTTTCAAAGATGTTCAAGCAATCTTGAACAATCCGCACATGGTTTTTGGCTTCTGCTACGGTGTAGGCCCCCGGCATGGATTTAATAGCCCGTTCCGGGTTCAGATTGGAATGAACCTGAACGGCGGGTTCTGTTTTGGGTGGGGCCTTCTGTTTTGGCTTTCTTTTTCGCAGAAGCAGGAACAGGAAGAACCCCATAATGACATCCATTATGATGAACACGGGGCGGAGTTCTGGCGCTTCCGTAAAAAACATGATTGTGTAGACGATAAACCCGAAACTGAAAAAGAAGATTCCAAAGCCTTTCAAAAACTTCTTCATCCAGCCACCTTCTATCTAATATCACTTTGGAAGGCTACGGCTTTTCCAAGAATCCTGATATGATTCAGTTCTTCGCCTGTGTAACGCATGGTTTTATACTTTGGATTTTCAGCGAACAACAACAGTTCGTTTTCTTCAGGATTATATTGAACACGCTTCAATGTGGCTTCATCACCAATCAGGACAGCGGCAATTTCACCATCATCCACCATTTCCTGTTTTCTGATGAACACAATATCCCCGTCATAGATTCTGGCCCCGATCATGGAATCACCCTTGGCCTTCAAGCAGAAATCAGCATGAATGTTTGTACCAGCTTCCACATACAGTTCCTTTTCTTCGTTGGCAAAGATAGGGGTTCCACAAGCAATGTTCCCAAGTAATGGGAACTTTCGCTTTTCAATTCTAAATAGGTTATCCAATTCAACTTCTTCTTTCCAGCCCATTAAATAGGCCGGTGTGGTGTGAAGAACTTTCGCCAAGTCTGCTATTTTATCACGGCGCATATTGGCAATAATCCCATTTTCCCATTTCCGAACGGTGCTTTTACCTACGCCAACAGCATTGCCCACCTGTTCAAGAGTAAGATTATTTTCTTCACGCAAAGCCTTGATTTTTTGGCCCATAGTCAAATCAGCCACATCAACACCCCTTTCACGGTTAGTAACAACAGTATAACCGCAATGTGTCTTTTTTGCAACCCCTAAAGCGAAAAAACAAAAAAAGTTTCTTTTAATCCACAAATGGGGTTGACAAGCGACAAGGGGTGTGATACTATGATGGTGTCCTAAAGGACACGGCAAAAGCAAATAAGACACCGAAAGGGGTATATGAGATATGAAGTTTTTTTTACAATTTGCTGGATGGTTTTGAGGAACCGAATCGCTTTTATGATGAACAGACCATTCGCCGCTTCCGTGTTTACCCGGCAACCCCGGAAATTGAAAAGGAAGCCTATGAAAATCCCCATTCCGATTTGTGGCCGGTGCATGACATTCATAACAACAGTACCGAACCGGTTGATTGTAAAGATATTGATGAAGCGTACCGGTACATTCTGGAATCAGAAAACACTTCCGTTTATGAATATGTTCATGATCTTTAAGCCGAAACGGGCCTGATGGCCCGTCCACCGGAACCGCCCCACCGGTGCTGATGATGGCAGGGCAACAGCGACAACATGAGCGCCCCCGGTTTATGGGTTCGGGTATTGGGTATCAATCCCCATGTAAAAGGTATGACCGCCCGGAAATTGCTTGTTGGGGCTTTGGCTGTTCTATTTTTGAAGAAAGGATGTGAGCGAATGAACAAGGCCCGCTTGGAATATGAAATGTCTGTTCGGGGTGTCACCCGTGCCAAGCTGTGTGAAGTCCTTGGGATTTCCCGATCCGCCTTTTACCGAAAGTGTAATGGGGGTTCGGAGTTCACCCAAGGCGAGATTCAGAAGATCGTGGATTTTCTGAACCTTGAAACCCCGGTGGGAATTTTTTTTGATGCGAAAGTGTCCTAAAGGACATCACAAGGAGTAAGAACCATGAATGAAGTCAGTTTGAAACCGGTCATTGATGAACTTGAAACCTTGTTTTCAAAGTTCAACAAAGCCTTCTTTGAAGGGAAGCTGGAAAAGCCTGTGATCACCGTTTCCCCGGATCATACCCGTGGGGCCTATGGGTGGTGTACCGGTTGGAAGGCGTGGCAAGACGGCACCAAGGAAGGCGGCTATTACGAAATCAACCTGTGTGCTGAATACCTGAACCGCCCCTTTGAAGAAACCTGTGGAACCTTGCTTCACGAAATGGTTCACCTTCAGAACCTTCAGGACAATGTTCAAGACACTTCCCGTTCTGGTTCCTACCACAACCGGAAGTTCAAGGAAACCGCTGAAGCCCACGGGCTGACCGTGGAGAAAGGCGAAAAGTACGGATGGCACAAAACCACCCTGAACCCGCAAGCAGAAGCCTTTGTGAAATCCCTTGGCAAGTCCGGGTTCTGTCTGGTTCGGCCCCGTACCAATCCGCTGAAGGGTTCCAGCAAGGGGGGGGGATCAAGTTCCCGGAAGTATGTTTGTCCCTGTTGCGGAACCATCATCCGGGCCACCAAGGAAGTTCATGTTCTCTGTGGGGAATGTGAAGTGGCCTTTGAAGAACCGGAGTGATAACCAATGAAGTTGATTGATGCCAAGGATTGGAAGGCGGTTCACCTTCAGGATCGAACCATTTTGAGAAGTGACCGGAACCTTTACCCCGAATCCGTCTGGTGGGGGCTGATTCGTATGGTGGAAGTGGAACCGATGGCTGAACCCGGCCACTACAAAGCTATTTGAAAGGAGTACGCACAATGACCACCTTTGCAGAGCGTTTGAAGAACGCTATGGAACAGGCCAACATGAGCCAATCCGCCCTGTCTGAACAGGCCGGGGCTTCCAAGGCCGCTATCAGCCAATACCTTTCCGGGAAGAACACCCCCGGCCCTGACCGTATCAAGGCCCTTGCCGATGCCACCGGCGTTTCCTTTGATTACCTGATGGGTTATGGAGCCGCCCCGGTTGCTGAACCGCCCATTAAGAAGATCAGCGTGAAGGAAGCCGCCCGGTGCATGGGAAAATCTGATCAGTTCGTCAGAATCGGCCTTCAGCGTGGCCTTCTTCCCTTCGGGAACGCTGTTCCCGGAACCGGCGCTTGCTGGAATTACTACATCAACCCCACCAAGTTCCGTGATTATGTGGGCGCTGATCAGTTCAATTCCTTCTTCGGCCTTACGGCCTGAAAGGGGAACACCGATGGATAACATCCGTGATGAACTGTTGGATTTGATCAGGAACGCCACCAACATTGATATGATTTGCTTCTTCGCCATTATCTATGTGGTTGCGCCCGATTCCCCCCCTCTATACGCCTATCGCCACCCGTGGCGAACTGAAGAAGGCAATTAAGCAGTTGCGGAGCGCCCAGCATAGCCCGGATTGCCCCGCTGAAATGTCTGAAGGCTTTGAAACGGCGATTCAGTACATCCGCCGTGAATGGCTTCACCAATGAAAGGATGGTTTATATGCTTCAGATCGGAATGATCGTTAAAATCTTGCCCGATGCGGAATACAGCGGCAAGTTCACCGGCTACATCGGCAAGGTGAAGAATTACTTTTCGCAGAACAAGAAGGTTGGCGTGGAACTTTTTCAGCAGACGAATGACGCAAGTTCCAAGGGCCTGTTTTGGTTCTCTGAATCCAAGGTGGTTGCGGCGGGTAGTCTGCCTGATGCCATGATGGAATATATCAAGGCCGATCTTAACGCCACCTTTGGCGTTGCAAATCACATCCGCCGTTCCCGTCAGACCGGCCTTCCGCAGATCAAGAAGGTCATTTATAGCGGCCCCAAGACAATCATTCTGTGGGCCGACAACACCAAAACCATTGTTTCCTGTGGGGAAGCGGATTCCTATGACTACTATTCCGGTTTCTGTGCCGCTGTGGTCAAGAAACTGTTCGGTTCCACCACCCATGCCAAAAAGGTTTTGGGTGATTCCATTCAGATCAATGATTAACCTGTTTCAGCACCAACAACAGGCCCTTGATGAAACCGAGGGGAAGAACCGGGTGGCCTATTACCTTGATATGGGCCTTGGGAAAACCTTTGTTGGTTCCGAAAAAATGATGAAGCTGAACAAGCGGATCAATCTGGTGGTGTGTCAATGTTCAAAGGTTCAAGACTGGATTGAACATTTTCAAGATTACTACACCCGGAATTGTGTATTCGATCTGACCAACCCCAAAACCTTCAAATGGTTCTTTGAACAGGTTCAGCATGAAGTTCCAACCCTGATGATTGGCGTGATCAACTACGAACTGACTTTCAGGCGGAATGTGCTGAAAACCCTGACCGGCTTCACGCTGATGTTGGATGAAAGTTCCCTGATCCAGAACGAGAACGCCAAACGGTCAAAGTTCATTCTTGGGTTGAAACCGGATAATGTGATCCTTCTGTCAGGCACCCCCACGGGCGGCAAGTATGAAAACCTGTGGAGCCAATGCCAACTGTTGGGGTGGAAGATTTCAAAAGAACTGTTCTGGAAGCAGTACATTCAAACGGAATGGGTTGAAACCGATGGATTTTGGCGGCAACAGATTACCGGCTATAAGAATGTTGACCGGCTGAAGATGAAGCTGGCCGAACATGGGGCCGTTTTCATGACTACCGAACAGGCCGGGATCAGCCTTCCAAAACGGAACTGGATCAAGGTCAAAACCCGCCCTTCACCCCTTTATTGGAAGTTCTGGAATGATCGCTATATTGCGATTGACAGCGCCAACCTTGGTGAATTTGAACTGGATGCGGATTTCTACGGTTCCAATGCCCATTGTGAACGGGAATTGATCGGTGATACCAGTTTGACCCGCCGCCTTTACGCCCGTCAGCTTTGCGGCCTATATAACCCGGCCCGTTATGAAGCCTTCCGGGATTTGGTGAACAGCACGGAAGATCGCTTGATTGTGTTCTATAACTTCACGGAAGAAATGGAACGCCTGAAGGGGATTGCCAAGGGCCTGAACCGGCCTGTGTCTGTTCTTTCCGGTGAAGAAAAGAACTTGGATGCTTACCGCTACCAGCACAACAGCATTACCTTCATTCAGTATCAGGCCGGTGCAATGGGCGGCAATTTCCAGCTTGCCAACAAAATCATTTACTTCAGCCTTCCCCAAGGTTCGGAATTGTGGGAGCAATCCCAAAAGCGTATTCACCGCCTTGGGCAAGAACGGCCATGTTTCTATTACCTGATGATCTGTCCGGGAACGGTTGAAGAAGATATTCTTTCCACTTTGGAAATGAGAAAGGACTATACCGATGAACTATTCAGAAAGTATGAGCAAGCGGCAACAGCGCCGTAAAGCCCTTAACCAGCGGTTCAGGCGGATGTTCCTTGTGGCCCTTCTGATGGGCCTTGCAATGGGGTTTATATTTGGGCGCTGTTCTGCTGTCAATAGCAAGGCCCCGGATGCCCCTATTGAATCGGATCAGCTTACCGCCGTGGCCCCGGATGTGACCTTGGAGCCGGTGGAAACTCCGCTGGTGGAAGAACCCGCCGAACCTGAACCGGTGCTGTTGGGCAGTTTCAGAATTACCGCCTATTGTTCCTGTGAAAAGTGTTGCGGCGAATGGGCCAAGAACCGGCCCAACGGCATTGTGTATGGTGCCGCTGGTGTGGAACTGAAAGCCGGTGTTTCCTGTGCTTCCCCGCTTCCCTTGGGAACTGTGGTGGAAGTGGAAGGCTTGGGTGAATACATCGTTCAGGATCGCCCCGCCCAATGGGTGATTGACAAATACGGTGAAAACCAGATCGACATTTATTTTGACAACCATGAAGCCGCTTCCGCCTTCGGCCTGAAGCAGTTGAATGTTTATCTGAAAGGAGAACCCGAAAAATGATCAAATGTGAAAATGCTTGTCCCCGTGGAAAATTTGATGGGTGTTGCCACAAATGCCCGGATTTCCACACTTGTCCTGATTCCTGTCAGGAAAACCCGAACGCCTGTGGAGAAGCCACCTTCGATGAAGAAACGACCCTTCAGGAGTTCAAGAACACCCAGCTTGCCACCTTGAACGCCATTGCTTCCCTGACCGCCCACAAGAAGGTCATTGAGGATCAGGAAAAGGAAATGAAGGCCAAGCTGTATGAAGCAATGGTGAAGTTCGGCGTGGATAAGTTTGAATCCGATGTTCTGAATCTTACCCTTGTGAAGCCCACCAATGCCACCAGCATTGATTCCACCAAGCTGAAGAAGAAATACCCGGACATTGCTTCCGAGTGTTCCAAGACCACCGCCAAGGCCGGTTATGTGAAGATCACCCTGAAAGGCGGTGGACAGTAATGGAAGGTTTGACCCCGAAAGAAGCTGACGCTTGGGTAAGTGAAATGACCCGCATTGTTGGTGGCACCATTCATGAACTGATTGCGGCGGCTGATAAACACAATATTGACCGTGATTCCGCTGTTCAGTATTATTCCGATCTGTTTTCGGCTATGGCAAGTGTGGCAACCTTTGAACATTATGAAATGGACGGTGAGGCCGATGGCAAGGGATGAAGTGTGGGATGCCCTGAAAAATCATGCCAAACAGGTTCATTCAGAACGGGTTGCAAAGAACCCCGACCGGATCGCCTATGCCATTCAGCAGTTTGAAGCCCACGGCATTGAATATCAACTGAAGAATGAGCAAACCGGACATTTCCATTGTTGGCGGAAGTCTGATGATAAACTGTTCCAATTCTACGCTGGAACGGGTAAAATTCAGGGCTTCACCCAAGTCAGAGGTATTCACAGCCTGATTCAGATGTTGGAGGGGTGAGCCGATGGCCGGTGAAAAGAACTTTGAAAACCGCCTGAAGGACTGGTTGGAATCTGAAGGCATTTACCCATTGGGCCACCCTGAAGATAAAATGACCGTTCCGCCTTGTGGCTTCTATGAAAAGCGTTGGGGTGGAAGCCGGTATGTGAAAAGCGGCCTTCCCGATATGCGGATCACCGTGAAGGGCATTGCCCTTGAAGTAGAGCTGAAGGCCACCAACGGAACCCCGTCAGAACTTCAGAAACGGAACCTGAAGCAAATCAACGGTTCCAATGGGTTTGGGTTCATCCTTTACCCGGAAGGCTTTGAAGCCTTCAAGACTATTGTGAAAGGGGTGAAACAATGCGAGTTTCCCACAGCCGGGTTGAAGTCTTTGATAGATGCCCATACAAATACCGCTTGCGATATGTGGAAGGGATAGACACGATCCCGAACACGGATGCAGACAACGCCCTGATCCTTGGCACCGCCCTTCACACCGGCATTGAAGAAGGGGTTGAACAAGCCCTTGACTTCTACAAGAACAGCTTCCCGGTTCTGACGGATGATCACATTCATGAAATGATGAAGTTGGAAGCCATGATCCCCAAGGCAAAGGCCATGTTGCCACCGGGCGGAACCTTTGAACTTCCAATCGGGAACGCTGATTTCATCGGCTTTATGGATTATCTGGTTCCCGTGGGGAAGGGCCTGAAGCTGGATGGCCTGATCACTGGTGAAGATTTGAATGAATTTGAAGCGTTTGATCTGTACGATTTCAAGTATTCCAACAACGCCAAGAACTACGCCGTTTCCGGTCAGCTTCACGAATACAAGTATTGGTATGAACTGACCCATCCCGGCCACCGGATCAGAAATATGTATTTCCTGATTGTTCCCAAGCCCAAGATCAGGCAGAAAAGCACCGAAACCCTTTCCCAATTCCGTGACCGCTTGCAAGCGGCCTTGAAAGATGCTGAACCAACGCTGATGCCGGTTCAGTACAACCCCATGAAGATTGTGGACTTCCTGACCGATGTGAAGCACATGGTTGAAGCCACAGACTTTCCCAAGAACCCAAACCATTTTTGTGGATGGTGTGAGTATGAAGAATATTGTCAGAAAGGATGGGATTATATGTTACTTCCCAAGAATGAACGCCGTGATCTGAACGCCACCAAGAAGAAGGTTGTGTGGCTTTACGGCGCACCCTTCAGCGGCAAAACCTTCTTTGCCAATCAGTTCCCCGATCCCCTGATGTTGAACACGGATGGCAACATCAAGTTTGTGGATGCCCCCTATATCGCCATTCGTGACACCGTTACGGTGGAAGGCCGTATCACCAAGCGCAAGTTGGCCTATGAAGTGTTCATGGATGCCGTGGCCGAACTGGAAAAGAAACAGAACGATTTCCGAACCATCGTGGTTGACCTTCTGGAAGATGTTTATGAATCGTGCCGGGTTTACATCTGTGACCGTCAGGGCTGGAAGCATGAATCTGATGATTCCTTCCGTGCGTGGGATATGGTCAGAAGTGAGTTCCTGAACACCCTGAAGCGGCTTGTGAATCTGGACTATGAAAACATCATCCTGATCAGCCATGAGGACAGAAGCCGTGACCTGACCCGCAAGGGCGGCGATAAGATCAGTTCTATCAAGCCGAACCTTCAGGATAAGGTGGCAAATAAGGTGGCTGGTATGGTTGATCTGGTGGCCCGTATCGTGGCGGACGATGATGAACGGGTGCTGTCTTTCAAGACTTCTGAAGTGATCTTTGGCGGTGGGCGGCTAACTGTCCACAACAAGGAAATCCCGCTGACCTATGATGCTTTCTGTGAAGTCTACGAGGAAGCCAACCAGAAGGCCGCAGGAGCCATGAAGCACGGCGGCAATACCCCAGCTACCCCCGCACCGGAAACGGGTGACAGCGGCGAACAGAAGCCCACCAGACGGGGCAGAAAGCCCAAAGAGGAAGAAACCCCGGCCCCTAATCCTGAAGATGTGGAAGATGCTGAACGGGCGGCGGCTGGCGATCCTGATGGTACATGGACACCGGGCGGCGGTGAAGCAGATGATTCCGACCCTATGGGGCAGACGGAGCCGAAAGCCTTGCCCAAATGCCCTGATGGGGAACGGATCTTCAAGCAGTTCAACGACAGCAAGGGTGAAATCCCCCTTTGCCCCAACATTGATGCCGGCCACTGTTGCCACGAGGAAGGCGGCCCTGATGCTTGCCCCCTGTGGGATCGTCCCAAGGACACCGAACCTGCACCCAAGATGGATGTGAACCCGCCCCGGCGCACCCGGAAGAAGCGTGAACCCCATGAAGATTGACCCTTGCCCCTGTGTAATCAGCCTGAAGGATGGCTCGGTTCACACGCTGTTTGAATTCCGCCACTTCTTGGAATTGGTGGAAGATTGCATGGACTATGATGCCGCCAAATGGTTAAGAACCCATGTAGAACAGGCGGAAAAGGCCGCTGATTATACCCAAGCCAAGGTTGATACTGACCTGACCGCTTATGAAAGCGATTTGGAAAGCAACCGCAGAGCCTTTCAGGATATTCAAGCGGAAGCCGCCGCAATTACCCAAGTTCTTCAAGGGAAGCGGGCTGATCGTCAAAAAATCGCCCATTCCGTGAGGGAAATAGGAAAGATCATTTCCAATCAACTTTAGGAGGTAAACACCATGAATGATGCGCTGAACAAGTTCAAAGCGGAAATGGAAAAGCGGGGGCTGTTCCGCAAAATTACCGTTGCCGCAAACCTGATCCCCCCCGCCCGGCCTTAACCCGGAAGCCCTGATTGCCATTCACAAGCTGGCCGCAAAAGAAGCCCTGATCATGTATGCACAGAAGCATGATGATTTCAGTGACCTTTTGGCTGAAGCGGCCTTTGATAACCTGTTTGACACCATCCTTACGGATGATCTGTTCAAGCCGGTTGAGGGGTTCACACCTACTGACGAGGAACGGGCCAAAATGGAGGAAGCAGAGAAAACCGCTAAAGCACTTTCCGGCCTGTTCGACATTCTGAAGAACATCTAAAATTACATTTAGGAGGAAATTTATTATGGCTATCGACTTTGACAAGATTGATCGTACCGTTGATCTGAAGGGCCTTCAGGCCGATGTGGAGGATGCCAAGAAGAATGGCGGCGGGGACTTCCCCACCATTCCCGCTGGCAAGTATGAAGCCCGTGTGGAGAGCATGGAAATCAAAGGAACCAAGGCAGACCCCAACCGCCCCATGTTGGCTGTGTCCTTCAAGATTCTGTCCGGTGAGTACAAGAACCAGCGCCTTTTCATGAACCGTGTTCTGTACGGCACCAAGAATGACAAGAACATGATCGCTTCCGCTATGGGCTTCTTGGAAAAGTTGGATTCCGGGGTTCCCATCAGCTTCACCAGTTACAAGCAGTTTGCCCAACTTGTCCTTGATGTAGCGGAAGCCATTGACGGGAAGCTGGAATATGCGGTGGATTACGATGATACCCGCTTCAATTCCATCAGCATTGATGAAGTCTTTGAAGTTGAGGATTGAAAACCGGTGTGCACTTTTTTATAATCAAATTGAGCACTATATGTACTCATATTGACTTTTTTGAACCTTAATTTTCAAAAACGCCGGGGCAAGCGCCCCGGTTGGCCCCAAGGTGAAGCCTTCCCGTGGCGGGGCTGTTTTCACTGATTCACCGAAAATTCCTTCAGAAAGTGGGTGACACGATGATCTTCTATGACTTTGAGGTTTTCGCTTATGATTGGCTGGTTGTCCTGATTGACTTGAACGCCAAACAGGAAACCGTGATCATCAATGACCCTGACAAATTAAAAGGCTTCTATGAGAGCCACAAGGAAACCATTTGGGCCGGGTACAACAGCCGCCATTATGACCAATTCATTTTGAAGGGTATCTTGTGCGGGTTCAACCCAAAGAAAGTGAATGACTGGATCATCCTTGATGATAAACCCGGCTATCGGTTTTCAAGCCTGTTCAGAGAATATCCGCTGATCAATTATGATGTGATGCCGAACCCGCCAATCAGCCTGAAAGCGCTGGAAGCGTTCATGGGCCATTCCATTAAAGAAACTTCTGTTCCCTTCGACATTGACCGGCCTTTGACTGAAGCAGAGTTGGCCGAAACGGTCAAATATTGCCGCCATGATGTGGAACAGACGGTGGAAGTGTGGTTACGGCGGAAGGAAGATGAATTTGATGCCCAAATGTCACTTGTGAAGGCGTTCCACCTTCCCATTTCTGACATTGGCCGCACCAAAGCACAGCTTTCCGCCAAAATCCTTGGGGCCGTTCAACGGGAACACAATGATGAATTTGAAATTGAGTTCCCGCCCAGCTTGCGGATCGAAAAATACACGGAAGTTTTGAATTGGTACAAGAACCCCTTGAACCGTGATTATTCCAAAACCCTTGAATTGGATGTGGCCGGGGTTCCCCATGTGTTCGCTTGGGGTGGCCTTCATGGGGCCATTCCCAAATATCACGGGGAAGGCTGGTTCGTCAATGTGGATGTGGCTTCCTATTACCCGTCTTTGATGCTGGTTTATAAGTGGCTTTCCCGCAATGTCCATGATCCTTCCAAGTATGCGGAAATCTATCACACCCGCCTGAAGCTGAAGGCGGAGAAGAACCCCATGCAACAGCCTTATAAAATCGTCCTGAACAGCACCTATGGCGCTATGAAGGATAAGCACAATGCCATGTATGACCCCCGGCAAGCCAACAATGTCTGTGTGGGCGGTCAGCTTCTTCTTCTGGATTTGATTGAACGGCTGGAAGATCATTGTGAAATCATCCAGAGCAACACGGATGGTATTTTGGTCAAACTTCGCCGGTATGAAGATTTTGAAATGCTGGACGATCTGTGTTGGGAATGGGAGCAAAGAACCGGGATGCGCCTTGAATTTGATGAATTTCAAAAGGTGTATCAGAAGGATGTGAACAATTACATCATTGTTCCTTCCGGGCCGCTTCGTGACGAAAAAGGGAAACCCCGCTGGAAGTGCAAGGGTGCCTATGTCAAAAAGCTGTCCGATCTGGATTATGACCTTCCCATTGTCAACCGGGCCATTGTGAACTATTTCCTTCAGGGGATCAGCCCGGAAACAACCATCATGGAATGTTCTGATCTTCGAGATTTTCAGAAAGTTGTGAAGGTGTCCAGCAAGTACAAATATGCCCTTTATTCCCCGGTGATTACGGAAGCCAAGATCAGGGATGAAAAAGGCCGTTCCAAGAAAATCACCCGCTTCAGAGGCGGTGAGGTTCAGACGGATAAAACCTTCCGGGTGTTCGCTTCCAAGGATCAGAGCAAGGGCGGAATCTTCAAGGTTTCCGGGAAAATCGTCAAGGGCCGGGAAAAGAACCCTGAAAAGTTCGGCAACACCCCGGATCATTGTTTCTTCATCAATGATGATGTGACCAACCTTCCTATCCCGGATGAACTGGACAAGCAATATTACATTGATGTTGCTTGGGATCGGTTGAAAGATTTCGGGGTGGAACGATGAACAATAAAACCTTTCGGGGGGGGGAGCGTTGAAGCATGGAACTGTTTAGGGGCTATGTGCCTACCAGAAATAAACAATGCCTTGAAAAGTTCAAAGGCGTTGAAAAACTGAAAACCCGTTCAGAAGTCCAAGACCTTGATGAATACGCCGGTATTCTTGGGGAAGAAACCATCCTGATTGATGTGGACGATGCGGAAACATCTGAACTTTTGTTCAGAATTGTTCAGGATTTAGAACTGAAGTGCAGAGTGTACGCCACCACACGGGGAAAACACTTCTTGTTCAAGAACTGTGGTGTTAAAAAAAGCTGGACGAAATGCACCTTGGCCGTGGGTATCACCACGGATGGAAAGGTTGGAGCCAATAACAGCTATGAAATCTTGAAGTCCGGTGGCGTGGAACGGCCCATTCTGTATGACTTCCCTGAAGGGGAGATTCAGGAACTTCCCAAATGGCTGACCCCGGTGAAAAGCAACTATGATTTTCCGAACCTTGGGGAAGGTGATGGGCGGAACCAAACCCTGTTCAACTACATTCTGACCCTTCAGAGTGACGATTTTACCAAGGAAGAAGCCCGTGAATGTATCAGGCTGATTAACCGTTATGTGCTGAAGAAGCCCCTTTCCGACAAGGAACTTGATGTGATCCTTCGGGATGATGCTTTCAAGAAAACATCCTTCTTCCGGGATAAAACCTTCCTGTTTGATAAGTTCGCCACCTACCTGAAAAACAACAACCATATTGTGAAGATCAATAACCAGCTTCACATTTACAAGGATGGTATCTATGTTTCCGGTGCCGGTGAGATTGAAGGGGCCATGATCAAGCTGATCAGCAACCTGAAACGGGCGTGGCGTTCGGAAGTCCTGTCCTATCTGGAAATCATGATTGAGGAAAACACCAAGGCCACCAACCCGAATATCATTGCTTTCAGCAACGGCCTTTACAATATCCGGGATGGTTCCTTCAAAGAGTTCACCCCGGATGTGGTCATTACAAACAAAATCCCGTGGCCGTACAACCCCGCCGCCCATGATGATCTGTTGGATCATACCCTGAACCGGCTGGCCTGTGATGATCCTGAAGTCCGGGCCTTGCTGGAAGAAATGGTGGGCTATTGTATGTACCGCCGCAATGAACTTGGCAAAGCCTTCATCCTGATTGGCGATAAGAGCAACGGCAAATCCACCTTCCTTCATGTGGTGAAGAACCTTCTTGGGGATCAGAACATTGCTTCCCTTGACCTGAAGGAATTGGGCGATAGGTTCAAAACCGCTGAACTGTTCGGCAAGCTGGCGAACATCGGTGATGATATTGGTGATGAATTTATTGCCAATGCTTCCGTGTTCAAGAAGCTGGTCACGGGTGATCGGGTGAATGTGGAGCGTAAAGGCCAAGATCCATTTGAGTTCAACAATTATTCCAAGTTCCTGTTCAGCGCCAACAACATTCCCCGTATCAAGGATAAAACCGGAGCCGTTCAGCGGCGTTTGGTGATTGTTCCCTTCGATGCCAAGTTCACCCCCAATGATGCTGACTTCCGCCCGTTCATCAAGGATGAACTGTGTGAACAGGGTTCTATGGAATATCTGGCCTTGCTTGGCCTTCAGGGGTTGAAGCGGGTTCTTGGGAACGCACAGTTCACCACTTCCAGCAGAGTTCAGGGGCAGTTGGACGAATATGAGGAAAACAACAACCCCATTATTGGGTTCATCAATGAAGTTGGCCTTGACGGGATTGAAAATGAAGCCACCGATTCCGTGTATCGCCGGTATAAGGAATTTTGCATTGCAAACAACTTCCAAGCCTTTTCCAAGATTGAGTTTTCCCGGCAGATCACAAAACGCTGTGGCTTCACAACGGTTCCCAAGTGGATCAGAAACCGGAAAACCCGTGTATTTGTGAAAGGCGGTGACACAGAATGACCCACGAATATTCCAAGTTCAAGAACAAAAACATTCCCTATGCCAAGGTTGGGCGGCGGGTGTTCAATAGTCTGTTTGATGCAGAAACCTTTTGCACCGAACACGGCCTGGATGTCAATTCAGCTATTGAATATCGGGATGATCCTGAATTGAAAAATAACATTCAAACAATCGCCCAATACCAGAAGGCCATTCTTCAGGAATGTTTAGACCGGCTGAAGGCCCGTGCTGAAGCCTTGGTTCAAGAAATCAACCGGTGTAATGCTGATTTGGAAAAGTGTCACCCGCTGGATCGTGGTTTCTTGACGGATCGGCGGAATGAAGCCATTGCAAAGCATACGGGCACGATGGAAGCCCGTGAGATTGTGGCCGGATTGAAAAATAATTTAGAAAGGTTGACTGGTTGGCATGATTAAAGATAGTGGAGAACGCACCCGGTTTGATACCGGGGCGGTTCGTGATATGCACAGCGGCAAAGGCCGCATGGATTTACTTCCGTGGGAAGCCTTGGTGGAGGTTTCCAAGCATTGTGAAGAAGGGGCGCTAAAGTACGGGGAACGCAACTGTGAAAAGGGCATTCCCATTCACAGCCTGATTGATTCGGCCTTCCGCCACCTTGCCAAGTACATGATGGGCATGAAGGATGAACCCCACCTTCGAGCGGCTTGCTGGAATTGCTTATTCGCCCTGTATATGGAAATCAAACACCCTGAACTTCAGGACATACCAACCAGAATGGAGGAACCGCATGAACAGGGCTGAACGGCGGAGAGCCAAGAAAGCGGGTATTCCGGTAAAGAAGGAACCCGTGGTGAATATCAAAGCCGCTGATGTTCAGAAGATCAAACAGGATGCTTCCAAAGAAGCGGCGGACAAGGCTTTTCTTCTGATGCTGGGGTTGCCGGTGATGGTGCTTCATGACAAATTCGGCTTTGGCCCGGTTCGGTGTGAACGGTTCACGGATGCTGTTCTTGAACTGTATGATAGCTTTGAAAAAGGTTATGTGTCCCTTGAAGATATTCACCTGACCCTGAAAGAAGAAACCGGGATCACTATTGTTTCAGATGGGAGGTTGAAAGATCGTGGGAACTAAACCTTGGCAAAACAGTGAAGGCTATTCCGATCCCACCGCCTATGAGGGATTGAAGCCTGTCATTCGAGAGGATGAAGAACAGCAACGGCGGTTGAACAATCTGATTTTCGTTCTGAAGTACATTATCCGCTTGGCCGGGTTTGAACTGTTGAACCGGATTGAACTGAAAGATAAGCGGAATGGGAGGGAGTTCAAATAATGGGGCCGAATAGCGATACAGGGAAAGGAACCCTGTATATTAACGGGGAACCCCTTGCGGAAGTTGGGGAAATCAAAATTCCACTGGAAGTGGAGCCGTCAGATCTTCCACCGATTCTGGCCAATGTTTCTTTCACTATCACAATGGATTGCCCCCGGTGGTTGCGGCGGAAGTTGGCGTGGTGGATTTTCAAAGCCCGGTTGAAAGACCTAATACACCGGATTTTCCACTTTTGAAAATTAACTTTCAAGAAAACGACCCCACCAAAATCCTTCAGGGGTTGGGGTTGGAACAGCGTGTGGAACAGATATGGGACAGATGTTTTTTCTATATCTGTTCCGCACGAAAACCCTTGATTTTCAAGGCTTTTTCACTTGTTTTCAGGGAACGGAACAGATGGAACAGATGTAAATATACTTTCTTCTTATTAAGAAAAAAATATATAAGAAATGTGTATATAAGGAACTGCCCGTTTTATCTGTTCCATGCGTTCCAAACCCTTGAAACCCCTTGATTTTTCGGCATTTATCCACGGTACAGATGCAATGAAAACGGAACAGATTACCACAGAAAAGATGTGTTACATAGTGAATGACAAAGACCTTTCCCAACAGGCCAAGGATTTTCTGAACCAAATCAGCCGCCTTGATGCCTTGATCAATAGACTTCTGAACACGGTTGCAACAGAGCGTTCCCGGTTGACTTCCATCGGGTGTGAACTGAAACAGGATAAGGTTCAAACTTCAGGCCCCAAGAACAGCCTTGAAGAAACGATCTGCAAGATTGATGAACTTGAACGAACCATCAACGCCCGGATTGATGAACTTGTTGACCTGAAGAACACCACCATGAAGGCAATTCAGAGCCTTCCTGACTTCGATCAGCAAAATGTTCTGATTGCCCGATACATTGACGGGAAGAAATGGCTTGATATTGCCTTTGACCTTAACTTTTCAATTTCACAGGTTTACAAGATTCACGGGAAGGCCCTGATTTCTTTTTCTGAAAAGAACCCTAACCTTTTATTATCGCTTGAACAGTAGTGTAAAATCCTATTCTTGTGAAAATGTGATAGGATTTTAGAGTATCACCCGTGCGAAAATAATAGTGTAAAAATGCACCCCTTATAGGGGTGCATTTCACTTTTTTAGGAAAGGGGTGAATACCTGTGACACCAAGACAGCGGAAGTTCTGTGATGAATACCTGATCAGCGGCAATGCTACGGATGCGGCAATCAAGGCGGGGTATTCGCCCAAGACCGCAAAGCAGACGGGTTCTGAAAACCTTGCAAAACTTGACTTGAAAGCGTACATCGAAACCGAACTTGAAAAACTTCATTCGGCCAAGATCGCTGATGCTGAAGAAGTCATGAAATACCTGACTTCGGTGATGCGGGGTGAACATACTGAAGAAATCCCGATCCTGTGCGGTGACGGTTGCCAAGAGTTGACGCAGAAAGAGGTTGGAGCCAAGGAAAGGCTGAAGGCCGCTGAACTGATCGGCAAGCGTTATGGTATGTTCACGGACAAGGTAGGTGTGGAAAGGGCCGTTCCGGTGATTATCATGGGGGATGATCAACTTGAAGATTAGTCCACAGGCCAAGGTGATCCGCCTTCCTGAAGTGGTGGGCAAAGGGTACAAGACCTTTTGGAACTTCAAAGGCCGCTACCGGGTTTGTAAGGGGAGCCGTGCAAGCAAGAAATCCAAAACCACGGCCCTGAACATCATCAAGCGGATGATGCAATACCCGGAAGCTAATACCCTTGTGGTTCGCAAAGTATTCAGAACCTTAAAGGATAGCTGTTTCACAGAATTGAAGTGGGCAATCAACCGGCTTGGGGTTCAGGCTTATTGGGAAATCAAGGAAAGCCCCCTTGAAATGACTTACCTTCCCACCGGTCAGAAGATTTACTTCCGGGGCCTTGATGATCCCCTGAAGGTCACTTCAATTACGGTTGAAATTGGCTATCTGTGCTGGTGCTGGATTGAAGAAGCATACGAAATCATGAATGAAGCTGATTTTGATATGCTGGATGAATCCATTCGTGGTGCTATCCCGGAAGAAACCGGCCTGTTCAAGCAAATCACGCTGACATTCAACCCGTGGAACGAAAAGCATTGGATCAGGAAACGCTTCTTCGGGGAGATCACCGGCAAGGATGCCCAAGGGAACCCCACATACAAGTTCCATGATAGCTGGATCAGCCCGGATGGGCAGATTTACGCCACAACCACCAATTACCTGTGTAATGAATGGCTGGACATGGCGGATTTGAAGGTGTTCAACACCATGAAGGAAAACAACCCCCGCCGCTACAAGGTGGCTGGCCTTGGGGGTTGGGGCATTGTGGATGGCCTGATTTTCGATAATTGGCGGGAAGAAGCCTTTGACTATCTGGCTATTTCCAAGAAGCCTGATGTGAAAAGCGCCTTCGGCCTTGACTTCGGTTATACCAACGATCCCACAGCCCTGTTCTGTGGGCTGGTGAGTGAGAAGGAAAGAACCATTTGGGTGTTTGATGAACTGTATGAAAAGGCCCTGACGAACCGGGCAATCTGTGACCGGATCACCGGCATGGGTTACGGCAAGGAACGGATCAAGGCCGATTGTGCCGAACCAAAGAGCATTGATGAATTGCGGGATGCTGGCCTTCATCGTATCAGAGCCGCCCGGAAGGGCAAGGACAGCGTGAATAACGGAATCCAGTACATTCAGGGTTACACCATCATTGTTCATCCCCGATGCGTGAACTTCATCACAGAGATTTCAAACTACACATGGGCAGAAGATAAGTTCGGGGCCAAGATCAATGTTCCCATTGATGATTTCAACCACCTTATGGACGCTATGCGTTACGGGCTGGAAGATATGTTGGTTGGCCCCGCCTTCAGCTTCGACTAATAACATGATAGTAACAAAACACACGAAAAACACACGGTTTCCGTGTGTTTGCGTTTATTAAGCAATGAAGAAAGGCGGTAAGTGAATATGTTTCTGGATAACGCTATGGAGCGTATCAACCGCCTGATCCTTCAGGGTGGGCGAACCGGCATGACTGAAAATCAGTTCTTCGCCGCTGAAATCAAGGAATGGAAGAATAGTCAGCGCCGCAAGGATCAGGTTATGGGTGATCTGTACTATGAAGGACAGCATGACATTCTTCAGCGTCAGCGCACAATCATTGGTGAAAACGGTCAACTTCAGGTGGTGACGAACCTTCCGAACAACCGCCTGATTGATAACCAATATGCCCTGATGGTGGATCAGAAAACCAACTACCTTGTGGGCAAGCCCTTCACCCTGAACTGTCAGGATAAGGGTTACACGGATGCTTTGGGCAAGGTTTTCAACAAACGGTTTTACCGGCTTCTGAAATATGTTTGTGAAGATGCTCTGAACGGTGGCATTGGCTGGCTTTATCCTTACTACAATGAAGCTGGTGAATTGACCTTCAAGCATTTCCCGGCCTATGACATTCTTCCTTTTTGGGCTGACGATGATCACACCATCCTTGATTGTGCGATTCGTTACTACACCCAAGAAGTGTGGAACGGCTACCAGAAGGAAAAGGTGGAGAAGGTGGAAATCTTCAAAGCCGATGGCATTTACCGGTATATCTATCAAAATGATATGCTGATTGCCGATGTGGAAGCCGGTGAACACGAAAACTATTTCATGGTTGAGGAAGAAGGCCAAGAACCCAAGGGGTTCAACTGGACAAGGATTCCGCTGGTTCCCTTCAAGTATAACAAAAAGGAAATCCCCCTGATCCGCCGTGTGAAAACCCTTCAGGACGGAATCAACACCATGATTTCCGACTTTGAAAACAATATGCAAGAGGACGCACGGAACACCATTCTGGTTCTGAAGAACTATGACGGTGAAAATCTTGGTGAGTTCCGCCACAACCTTTCCACCTATGGAGCCGTGAAGGTTCGTGAGGATGGCGGGGTTGAAACCCTACAGGTTGAAATCAATGCAGAGAACTACAAGGGCATTTTGGAACTTCTGAAGAAGTCCTTGATTGAAAATGCCCGTGGGTACGATGCCAAGGATGATCGTTTGAGTGGCAACCCCAATCAAATGAACATTCAATCCATGTATTCTGACATTGACCTTGACGCAAACGGCATGGAAACCGAGTTCCAAGCGGCCTTTGAAGAACTGTTGTGGTTCATCAATCAGGATTTCAGCAACAGGGGCTTGGGCGATTATGAAGGCGCTGAACTTCAGATCGTGTTCAACCGTGACATTCTAATCAATGAAACGGAATCCATTGAAAACTGTTCCAAGTCCGTTGGTATTCTGTCCACGGAAACCATTGTGGAACAGCACCCGTGGGTTACGGATGTTGAAGTGGAGCTGGCCCGGTTGCGTAAGGAAAAGGATGAAGCAATGGAACAAGCGCAGGAATACGCCGGGGCCTTCCAGACCGGCAACCAGAACAAAGGTGACAATGGCGAGGGTGAATAACCCCCGCCGTTTCACAATATATGCCGGGGCAGACCTTGAGTGTGGCGGGGTGCTATTACTCCTACCCGCCAAAGGGTGAAATTCCCTTCCCCGGCCCATCATGGCCCGTTAGTCAAGTGGTTAAGACACCGCCCTTTCACGGCGGTAACGCCGGTTCGATCCCGGCACGGGCTACCATGGCCACAAAGGAAGGAACCAAAATTCAGCAAGGCGCAAGCCCCTATGAAGAAACAGCGTGGCCTTCTATGCTGAAGTGGATGGAATAGGCAGACACGGCGGATTCAAAATCCGTTGCCGCAAGGCGTGTGGGTTCAAATCCCACCTTCAGCACCATTTTTCAGGATTGGAGGAACGGCCCATGAGAAATGCGGATTATTGGCGTGGGCGGTTTTCCATCTTGGAGGACAGCGCCCACAGAGAAGCCCAAAAGACCATTCAGGACATGGAAGAACTGTATCTGGATGCACAGCGTTCCGTTCAGAAGGAAATTGAAAGCTGGTATGCCCGTTTTGCGGTGAACAACCAAATCAGCCTGACCGATGCCCGGAAATGGCTGACCGCTGGACAGCTTGAAGAATTTCATTGGAGCGTTGAACAGTATATCAAGATCGGTGAACAGGCCGGGTTGGATGCGGCATGGCTGAAGAAGCTGGAAAATGCGTCTACCCGGTTCCACATTTCCCGCCTTGAAGCTGTTCAGACAGGTATTCAGCAACAGCTTGAATTGCTGTATGGCAATCAGGTTGATAGTCTGGATGCCCTGTTGAAGAAAGTTGTGGGCAATGGCTACACCCACACGGCCTTTGAGGTTCAGAAGGGCGTTGGCCTTGGTTGGGATATTACCGGGCTGGATCAGAAGAAACTTGAAACCTTGCTTTCAAAGCCTTGGACAACGGACGGGCGAACCTTTAGTGACCGTATTTGGTTCAAGAAACAAGAATTGGTTGACAGCCTTCAAAAAGAATTGGTTCAGGGCCTTCTTCGTGGTGACAGCCCCCAAAAAATCACGGATGCCATTCAGAAGAAGTTCAAAGTTTCCCGGTACCAAGCCGCACGACTTGTAAATACGGAAACAAGCTATTTCAACGCCCTTGCCGCAAAAGAGACCTATAAGGAATTGGGCGTTAAGAATGTGGAGATTTTGGAAACGCTGGATTCCATCACCTGTGCATTTTGTGCAAGTATGGATCGAAAAGTGGTTCCCATGTCGGAGTTTCAACCGGGTGTTACCGTTCCCCCGTTTCATCCACATTGCCGAGGAACTACGGTTCCCGCCATTGATGAAAAATATATGGGTGAAAGAGCCGCAAGGGATCAGGATGGAAAAGTTTACTATGTCCCCGGTAATATGAGTTATTCCGAATGGAAGAAAACTTTTGTGGACAACGGTTCCAAAGATGGGTTGACCCTTGCAACCATCGGGAGTATAATTAAAAATACAGTTTCGATGGTAAAAAGCGAGGGTTCCAATGTGCAGACGGTAGGCCGTATTGATATAGAAAAATACCGTTGCATTACGGACGAGATCGCCACCGATGAAGTGATTATCACCCCGGAACGGATTCAGCATATTGAAGAACGCCACCCCGGAGATTACGAACAGTTCGTTAAGTATGTTGCGGATATTCTGGAAAACCCGGATTACATCTTGGAAGCAAACAAGCCTAATACCGGTGTGATTCTGAAAGAAATTGAAGAAAATGGCGAAAAGTTCAAAGTGATTCTACGGGTAAAGGTAGAGAGTGACCCCGCTGAATATCGAAACTCCATCTTGTCCTTCTGGCAAATTGGTGAAACCACATGGAAGAAGAATGTGAAGAACAAGAAAATCCTTTACAAGCGGGAATAATACTGCTATACTTTAGATAGGATAAGAACGGGCTTTGAGGTGGAAAAAGCGTTCCCATACGCCACACGCCTTTTGGTAGTGGGCAAAAGAGATGCCGGGAGTGACGCTCCGGCCAAAGTCCAATCTTCAAGGGAACAGGTGAAAACCTGTTCCCTTCTTCTATGTGCTGAAAAAAATTGAAAAACCCTCTTGACTTTTCTGTTGCTACAATATATAATTGTTGTAGCAACAGAAAAGAAGGTGAATAAATGGTTGCTAAAAAAGGCCGTCCTGTTTCAGAGAACCCCAAAGATTATATGCTTCGGGTGAGGATGGATGAACAGACTTTGCAACAGCTTGATGAATGTTGTGAAGCTGAAAATCTTTCTCGATCTGAAGTAGTAAGGAAGGGGATTCAGGAACAGCATAGCAAACTAAAGAAATAGGGTGTCGGCTACCCGCTAAAGTACACCAACACCCTAAACCACCAGAGGTTTCCCAACTGGATAAATCCATTCTATCACAGTTGGGAACTTCTATCAAGTGAAAATTGATGGAGGTTTAACATGGAAAAATTGATCAAGAGCATTGAAGGCGTACACCCCGGTAAGTATGACCTTCGCAGGAATGAACTGGATGAACTCTATGACGCATATCATCACGACACTTTCAAGCTGATTGCCGTGGTGTTCAAGCTGGGCTTTGCCCGTGGACAGAAGGCGGTGAAGAAGGCATGAATGAACTTCAGGTATTCACCAACCCCGAATTTGGACAGGTGCGAACCGTGACCATTGAGGAAGAACCGTGGTTCGTGGGCAAGGATGTGGCGGTTGCCTTGGGGTATGAATCGCCACGGGCGGCAGTCAGCAAGAAGGTTGACCCGGAAGATAAAGGCGTTTCCGAAATGGAAACACCTTCAGGGAAGCAGCAAATGACCATCATCAACGAATCCGGCTTGTATGCCCTGATCTTCGGAAGCAAGCTGGAAAGCGCCAAACGCTTCAAACATTGGGTGACGCATGAGGTTCTTCCCGCAATCCGTAAAACCGGAAGTTATTCCATCATCCCGAAAGCAAGAGCATTGACCACAGACGATTACATGAAGGCGGCACAACTGGCCGCTACCTGTCGGAATGAACGGCTTCCCTATGTGCTTGGATTTCTGGAACAGGCCGGGTTTAATATCCCGGAAGTGACCGCCACGCCCCCGGCTTTGGATGGGCCTGTGGATTGCACGGAGATTCAAAGACTGATGGATGAACGGGGCATTTCCGTAACGGAACTTTCCAAGCTGACGAACATTTGCAAAGCGTCTTTGAGTTATTACAAACGGGGCATTTACAAGCCGAACCGTGAACGCTATCGCATTATCATTGACGCATTAACTTAATTGATGATTTGACCACCCCGGCCTTCTGGCCGGTGGTGGTTTTTTCATACCATTTTCGCCGTTTCCCGGTGGTGGGCGGTAAACAGAACCGGGAAAATCGTGGTTCCTAACCCACGGTAAAAAAGGATTTTGGAGGTAACAACAATGACTAAAGAAAAGCTGTTGGAATGGGGCCTGACTGAAGAACAGGCCACAAAGGTTATGGAGGGCTTGAACGGTTCCTTCGTCACCAAGGCCCGGTTCAATGAGGTCAACACCGAACTGACCACCGCCAAGAACACCATCAAAGAGCGTGATACCCAGCTTGAAACGCTGAAGAAGGCTTCTGGTGACACCAAGGCCCTTCAGGATCAGATCACACAGCTTCAGGCCGATAACAAGAAGAAGGACACGGATCACGCCGCTGAATTGAAGAACCTGAAAATCAGCAATGCGGTTGAACTGGCCCTGACCGGCGCAAAGGCCAAGAACAACACCGCTGTTAAGGCGCTGTTGGTTGATTTCATCGGTAAGGCTGAATTGGCGGAGGATGGAACCGTCAAGGGCCTTGATGATGAAGTCAAGAAGCTGGTGGAAGGCAAGGACACGGCTTTTCTTTTTGAGAAGTCCACCGGCACCAAGTTCAAGGGGGCCAAATCCGCTGAAAAGGGTGATGGTGCCGGTTCTGAAGGCGGCATGACCCTTGAAAAGCTGAAGGCCATGAACCCCTTGGATCGCTACAACTATTCCGTCAACCATCCTGACGAATACAAAGAACTTTATGGAGGTAATGAGTAATGGCAAACACTTGCTACGATAACTTTTTCCTGTCCAACGAAATTGAAGATCAGTACCAGAGCCACCTTGATCTTCAGCAGTTTTGCACCGTGGACAGCAACCTGACCGGCGTTGCTGGCATGGTTCGCAAGATTCACAAGTACAAGGCCACCGATGGAACCGAGAAGCTGACGATGGGCAACGGCAACACCAAGACCATTGAAGCCGGTTACACCGAGAAGGAATACCGGATTCAGATGGCACAGAACCGTTTCCAGTATTATGACGAGGAAGCCATGACCGATCCCATGGTGATCACCACCGGCACCCGTCACGCTGGTACGGATATGTTCAACACCGTGAACGCTGACATTTTCAGCGCTTTCAACGAGGCCACCATGACCATCGTGACCACCGCCCTTGGCTTTGATGCCTTTGTGGATGGTGCGGCCATGCTGAATCTGGAAAACCTTGAGGGTGTGACCATTTTCGGCTTCGTCAACCCCGCTGATATGGCGAAACTTCGCAAGGCCTTGAAGGACGATTTGAAGTATGTGGAAGCATACGCCAAGCAGGGCTATGTTGGCACCGTGGGCGGTATCAACATCTACACCAAGAAGAACGCCGAAACCGGCAAGGTGGTCATTGCCACCAAGGAAGCTGTTACCCTGTTCAACAAGAAGGGTACGGAAGTGGAGCAGGAGCGTGAAGGCAATATCCGCCGCAACACGGTTTATTCCCGTAAGTATTACCTTGCGGCCATGACCAATGAAGCCAAGGCGGTGAAGATCATCACCGGTTCCGCCGCTGTCACCGCTGATACCACGGTTTCCAGCGACAAGACCTATTACGCCGCTTCCGGTATCGGCTATGTGAAGGTCACGCCCGCTTCCGGTGACAACCCCAAGACCAAGGGTTGGTACGAAATCACGGCGGCGTAAGAAAGGCGGTGAACCCCGTTGCGTGATAAAGCGGTTGCAATGCTAACGGCCCTTGGCGTGGCGGGGGCCGCTGATGATCCGTTGTTGGATATGGTTTTGAACAATGTTCAATGGCGGATCAAAAACCTTTCCAACCTTTCCGAAATCCCGGAGGGGTTGGAAAGTCTGGCCGTTTCTATGGCCGTGGGCGAATACCTGAACATGAAGAAGTGTTCTGGACAGCTTGAAGGGTTTGATCTGGATGCGGCGGCGGTGAAATCCATTCAGGAAGGTGACACCAACATTACCTTTGCCCTTGGTGAAGGTAGTTCAACCCCTGAACAGAGGTTGAACAGCCTGATTGATTATCTGATCAACGGGCGCATTGGTGAAATCTACCGTTATAGGCGGTTGGTATGGTAAATAAGGCCGTGCGAACCGCCTTGGAACGGTTGTGGAAGGATCGGTGTTCTATCTTCATTCGTGAGGAAGTCACCGATCCTGTCACCCACCTGACGGATTCTGAAGAAAAGCCGCTTCTTCAGGATCAGCCGTGCAAGCTGTCTTTTGAAACATTAACTTCAACCAATGGGGATGAAGTGGCAACCGCCCAACAGGTGGTGAAGCTGTTCCTTTCCCCGGATGTGAAGGTTCCAGCAGGATGCAAGATCATTGTCACCCGGCCAAACGATGTGGAACGAACCTTCACCTATTCCCGTTCCGGTGAACCGGGTGTTTTCTCCAACCATCAAGAAATCATGCTTGAACCCTTCAGGGGGTGGGCCTGATGGGAAGATGGGGCCGATGTGATTACCGGGAATTGAAGAAGCTGGATGAACGCCTTCAACAGCTTTCGGAAGTTGACATGGATCGGCTTTGCCGGGATGCCGCCAAGAAGATTGCCCAAATCCTTCTGAATAAGGTGAAGAAAAGAACCCCCGTTGGTGTGGTTCCGCCGTATGCCACGGATGAAGCCAAGGCAGAATATTGGCCCGGTTATCGTGGCGGTTCCTTGCGTGACGCTTGGACGATCCTTCCCATTGAAAAACATGGGGAGCAGTACACCGTGACCATCATCAACAATTTGGAATATGCGTCCTATGTGGAATACGGCCACCGGCAAACACCGG